CTTCTATGTTCTCCGCTATGAAGTAGGGACGCTTAATTAGAGAGCGAAGTTGTTGACGATTGTATCGATGTCTCTCTATTACGTATTCACAGTCATCGATGTTTGTAGCCGCAGGGTCTGGATGAAAGTCCCAAGCAGACACCATTTCTATACGTGGTACAGACTTTTCATATGGCTGGTATTCCCGTTCACCATTCTCGTCTCTGTCCCACTTGTGAACACGTTTGTTGAAGTTGAAAGGTCCTTTTACAATTCCTGTACCTAGAAGAGCCGACTCAAAGATTGCACTCCTGAAAACATTAACCGCATTCGTGTCGAGAAGTTGGTCGTGAATACACTTCTCCATCTTCAGGGCTGTCTTCTGTGCTGGGCTAATCTGTGGTTCGCCTACCCTGCTAGGTCCTTCAGCTAGTGGCAACTGCCCCATAGACTGTTCTAGACCACCAAGAAAATCCTTAGAGGGTTTAGCACCTAAGGCTCCGGGAGTAAGCTCCCTGCCATCCCCAGAGAACCCGTAGGGGTCTTCTGACATTTGGTCTAGGGGAGTTTCCATGTGAGCAAACTCTGCTATACCCTCTGGCATAGGAGTTGGTTCTACAACAAGTGGAAACTTTTTATTAGCAAACAGGATATCTATAATCTGACCATACGCGGCAAGAACCTTGGTCTTGGTTACTCTTACGAATACCTGTGACCTTTCGGAGTCTCTATACTGCGTAGTCGAATCGTAGATGCCCCTAAAGTTTTTAAAAGCCTGTAACCAACGTTGCTCGTAGGAGAAACGTCCGTTCTCAGCCTCTTCAAACTTGCGTCGGACGTACCCTGCTAACCCCGGAAGCATTTCATCTGGGGATTGAACGGGTATGGTTGTGTCGTCTGCAGGCTGTAGGAAATTGTCTTCTGACATATCTTACTTTCTAATAGTCGCGTTCGTCTGCCATAGCGAATAACGATGCTTCAACTGTTGGCTTAGTCTGCTTCTTTGGCATGTCTTCAGTTATAGGACCTTGTTGTACACGAGTATCAAATTCCAAGCCTCCGCGTGTTAGGGAGCTTGCACCCTCGTCTGTGTCAACAGATGTCTTATCTGAGTTCATAATGTAAGCAGCACCGTAGTTATAGTTATTTCCGGGCATGTTTTTTCTCCTTATCTATTTAAAAATCCACCAAGGCTATAATTTGTACCCATACCACGCCCTGTCATAGCACGGGTCATACCAGACAAGAAACCTTCTTCAGGAACTTGTTCTTGTATCTCTTCTCCTAGGGCTTCTACTGCTGGTTCAGCAATAGCTTCTACTACACCGTAGGGTGTTAAGTCTTCTTTTATAACTGTACCAATTGCCTCTGGAGTCGTCGCACCAAGTTGTTTTTGTTCGGCAAATGTAAAGGCTGTTGCTGCTGGGCCAATCAAAGCTATAGAAGGGATTTTCTTACCCAAGTCACCAAGAAGATGCAATATTCCACGTTCTTTAAAAAGCTTTTTTGTTTCTTCGGATACTTCAGGGGTAGCGATAGTGTCTTTTTCAACAACAGGTGTTGTTCTTCTTTCACTCTGTAGCTCAGAAAGTCTTTGGTCATACTCTTCTCTTACTAAACGAGATGCAGAAGCATTTGCTAGAGATGCCTCATCCTGCTCTATTATCTGTGCAGGGGTAAGAGGTGCGGTGTTTGCTTGAGAACTTGCTAGGTCTACGTTTCTGCCCATCACCTTCTTAGTAGGAACAGCGTATGAAGTATCGTTAGAAAAATTAACACCCCTGCTTATGAAGAGCATGTTAATGTTAGAAACTTTAGAATTTAAAGCGTCATTCCGAATTAAAATATTAGACATTTCTCCGATACGATTGTCGGAAACGTCGCCTATGTAACTCTCCTCTAAGATATCACCAGAACTATCCACGCCTGCCCCAGCATGTCCCATCCAAGCTTTTACAGCATCTCTTGGAAACTCAAACTCTTTTACAAGTTGTCGCGCAAGAATTTTACGTATAGTGGAGTGAGAACCCCCCTTTGTAGCAGGCAGTCTATCCCTAAACTTCTCCTCTAATTTTGGACGGATAGTTGTGTTCCACAGCTTAGTAACAGCAGCGGGTGTAGTTTGAAAAAGATTTACTTTTGAGAAGTCAGTATTTTCAGGAAGATTAGATTTTGCTCGTTCCACTTTGTTTCTTAAAAATTCAGCAAACTCCCCCTTGTAAGTTACTTCAGGTCGAGTTTTGTTACCGACTTTTTTAGACATAACCTCTACTGCTACATTTCCATTTTCATCCGTAAAAAAATTAAAATCTGAAACCTTTAAACCATCAGGTCCTATATTACTCTCCGCACGTTGTCCCGTATACTTCTCGTATAAAAGATAGTCACGAGCCTCTGGGTCTATAGCTTTTTGAAAGTCTTTCCCACGTTTAGTATCTGTTTCTGTGACTGAAGGTTTTAATAAAGCATCGTTATAAATTTTGTCTAGTTGCTCTGAAAATATAGTACCCCTCATAGGGTCTTTTCCACGTAACTGTGTGCCTACAAGTCCAGCATCTGTGGCAAGACCTTTTTTCTTATTAAGGTCGGACAGACGAACGTATGGTTCATTTCTCTTACTAAGGCGTATAACACTTTGTAGCTGTGTTTCAAAAGCTCCAAACTCTTTATATCTATGAATACCTGACCGATTAGTCCGATAAGAAAAGGCTTCCATAAACTCTTTTGAGTCATAGACATCAAAATAACGAGCGTCTAAGTCTATACCCTCTTCAGGAAGCCGTTTAAGCAGACCCCCTATTTCCTTTCTATTGCTGTCAGTAAGATTCCTAGCTAAGACAGCTTTAAACACGTCAGAGACTGTTGCGCTACCGTCTGCTATTTTAGGTAAATAATCTATTGCCATTAGTATCCAAATGTATTATCAAAAGGTTGGTATGTCTGGTCTTTTATACCTTGCAAGGTCTTATGTATTGATGTATAACCACTTGTGCGTGTCATAACCATATAACGGAGTGCATCATATGCATGGTCTTCAGCTTTTGTATCAACGTCTTCACTATTGGTTTTGGACAGCGGAATACCTGACAGTTGTGCGACAGTGTGTTTACAAGTTGAGAAGACACGTAAACGTGGTTCTTTGGTATACGGGTCGTCCGCTAACCTTCTATGTAATTCCATTTTTCCTTGGAGTCTGTTTCTATCTGATGGTGTCCATCTAACACCAGAGCGCATCATGGTTTCTGCTATCGAAGGCCCGAAGCCTGTTTTATTCCAACAGGATGCATCTAACACTGTATAGTGCGGGAGAGGGTCTAACTCTTCCATTTCTAGTATTCTATCGGCTAGCTGTTCTGCTGTCAAGTGTTTTATATACAGTTCACGATAAACCCAAATATTATTATCCCAATCAATAGCACCCCATAGAATACAGGACGGGGAAGCATACCCATAGTCTGCCGCCCGAATGCGCGGCCAATTGGTAGGTACATCGAAAGGTTCGACAACGTGGTGAGTTCGTGAAAACTCTGGAAAAGCAGCCCCCTCAGCAACATCCCAATCTCCTTCTAATAGTCGACGACGCTCAACGTCAGGTAGGGAACGGAGCATCGCCTCATACTGCCCATCTGCCATCAGATAAGGATTATCTGTGAGACGAGCAGGTACGAATTTACGATAGAACAGAGCTTGCCCTTCCCTCTCATGTCCCCTAGGCCATACGAAGGGCTTGCCTGTTTCTAAATCTGCAGCGGGGAACGGTTTGTTGTGTTCCGCTATATCTATATACATCTTCTTGACCCACCAGCCACCAACACCTCCGGGGTTCGCTGTGCAACGCATACAGAGGTTTCTTTGTAGCTCTGGGTCTGTACTACGAAGACGTGACCTGAGATAATCCCACACGTAGCTTGTTGGGTACTGGGTTATCTCGTCTATGCCTATCCAGTTGAAAGCCTGTCCTTGGAAACGTGTTACGTCCTTATCTCTATCTAGGTAGGTGAACCACATGGTTGCCCCAGAGGGGAAGACCCACGTTGACTTAGACTCCCGGAAAGTCGCTCCGGGGAACGCCTTGGTGTACAACTGCTTAGACTTATCTATCAGTTCTGTTAGTTCATCGAGAGTACGACGAAGGAGAAGACCGCGATGGTTGGAATTGTGGCAGTACCTGAGAGGGTCAGCTAGAAGTGCGAAACTCTTGCCACCACCTGCCGCGCCACCATAGAGGACATCCTGTTCACTAGCAGATAGAAACTCTTCCTGAGGACCGTCATTAGGCTTGAAGATAACTGGTGTGTCATCTATTATTTCTCGAACGGTAGCGGGTAAGTTGGATACGTCGTCCATATCTACGACGCGAGTAGTCTTCTGGTTTAGGGCTGACTCTACTTTCTTTGCACTCTTCTTTAGGACTCGTGCGTACTCAGACTTCTGTTTTGACTTTTTCTGTAGCTTCTTCTTCTGGCTCTCTGCTTTACGAACACGAGCCTGTAGAGCGCGTCTAGCTCGTTCTTTCCTAGACAGGTTGTATACTGCCTTGGGAGCTTCAGGGTCTTTCTTGGGTCTGCCCCGTGGCTTCTTTTCTTCAGGCATTTCTCTGGGCCACTCAGTTATTTTTCTCTACCGAACCTGATGCGGGTCTGCCTCTATGGTCTATCATACCGCCCTTGTTAAGACCATCTAGGGAAGAACCTTTACCCGCAGGTTTTCCAATGAAGCTAGACAGAAATGCGCCTACTCCCGGCATAGATTTTAAACCTAACCTAGCTGCAATCTTAGCCAAGCTTTCTGGTTTTAATCCTTTTATAATGTCCTTCTGTCTTTTAATAAGCTCTTCTTTAATGTCTCTATCCTTAGGACTTAAATCTCTAGACTTAATTGTCTGTAGTCGTTTAACTTCTTCTTCTGCTAATCTAATACTAGAGGCATTTGATGGTTTTTTTATAGGTCTTCGTTTTCTTGGCTTTCTTTTAGGCTCATCCATAGCCTCTAATGCTAGCACACCTGCAACACCAGCAGTGGTAGCAGTAGCATAAGCCGCAGCTTTTTTATTATCATCCATCGATTACTACCTCTCTCTAGGTCACTCAGTTATTTTTCTCTACCGAACGTGATGCGGGTCTGCCTCTAGGACTGTCGGGTCCTCTAGACATAGCAGGTCTACTAGTAGGTATGGACTGCCCTATGTCAGGATTATATCGTATAGTTGTTGCTGTTCTTGATGGTTCATCACGAAGCATACCTATACCTAGTTCCTTATCGGCAACTCTATCAAAACTTGTAGGGTCAAATACTATTATAGTGCCTAGTGTACTGCCTTTTTTAACTGCAGGAATTAAA